ATAATTCTAATTTTATACTGTTTTGTGATCCTCCCATTGTGAAGGTTTCAAACCTTGGTGATCTTACTAATATATTTGCCATAATTATCTTTTAGTTCCTAGAACTATTGCTTTTTCAATGTCTAATTTAAATGCCTTTACTATATCAACAGGTAAGCGTTTAAAAGCAGAGTAGAAAGGCTTTGTGAAGAATAGACTTGGCTTAGTTCCCTTGTTGTATATGCTCCTAGCAATCAAGAATTTCATTGATTTATAAGATAGGAATTTACCTGTCTTTTTATCCTTCCATTGTTTTATGGGTTTTTGCTTAATCCATTTTTCAATGCCTTTGGTTAAGCCTCCTTTTTTGCCTGTACCACTACCAAACTTAAATGGTGATGTTCTATTATTTGAACTACTACCTGCACCCCTTACTCCTTGATCTACAAAATCACCATAATCTTCCATTATGAAGTCAATTAGAAAAGCACCCTCTTCTTGTCTTGGTTCGTATTTTAAAGAATTGTACAAATCACTTGTAGAGTTCTTTTTTTCCTTTGTCAAGTTTGATCTTGACTGTTGGATAACATATTTGCCAAATGCGTTTAAGGCTTTGCTTAGTTCTAAATAATCCATCAGCAAATAAATATATCGTTGTAGATGGTTAGGTTGAAAGTAGCAGTAACTCCTGCTAGTATATTCTCAAACCTTTCTGTGAAAAACTCAAATGTAGCGTCTCCCCTTACTTGGTACATATTCTGAAATAAAGTCCCTCCTCGCATTAGTTGGATCAACTTGTTACTGACAGACATTTGTGTGTTTAAAATATCTTGAGTATTGTCATTACCTCTGAAAATATCTGTTGTTGGTTCTTTGCTTTGATCTACAATATCCATTGAAAGGATGCTAATGTTAAAGGTGTATAAACCACTTCCATTGTCATCACTTTGTGTCACACTATTTATCAAGATATGCGATAAGGGAAAAATATCTTGCTTGTTTAAATTTACATTTGATATGTCACCTGTGGTAACTGTTTTACAGTTTACATCTAGAAGTAATTGATCTTCTAGTGTTTTGGTTACTTGATAAAATCCCCTAATTCCTTGACTCATCTTCTTTGTTTATTTTTTATTTGTTGTGCTTCCACTTCGTTTTTCTCTTTCATGAATGTGAGCATGGTTAAACATTGATCTAATTCAAGGGAAGTGACACCTTCAAATCTTTCAATATCTCCTTGAGCGAGTGCATAGATGCTTGAATACCATCCCCATTTTTTTCCAAATCCTGCGGAGAGAGTTGTTGTTTCTCCATTTCCTCCTGTAAATAATTGCTCGTAACGCTCAGTAACTCCAAGCCTAAATTTTGCAAAAAAAAAGTGGCTGACAACATCACGTTCAAAGGCATTTGTTTCATCCTCTCCTTTGTATTTATGTCATAATCCTCAATAGAATATTTACTTGCTTTTTTGCTTTTAATAGGGCGATACAACACATTCATTGCAAGATGCATTTGATCCTCTTGTGGAAGGTATGTGTCAACATCAATATATTCACCAAATGTCATTTCTTCCATCGAAGGAATAAACCCATATTCAACCCCATCCATTTTGAATGTTCTAATAAGATTAGGTTTCTCTTGGAAAGTTTCTGTTAACTTTTCTATAATCCTTTCGACATCTGTAAATTTGATATTCCTTGCATCCTTAAAATCTACGTTGCAGAATATTTCAATCATTTTCAACTGAATGATATAATCATCATCCTTGTTGATTTGTTGAACTTTCAAGAATCTTTGATACTGTTCTAAAGTAATTTCAGATAGACTTGGTACAGTTACACTTGCTTTCATAATTATATAACGCAAAAACCAAGTGATTTTTAAACACAAAAAAAGGGCAGCCATTTCTGACTACCCCAATTAACCAACTAAACAAAAGTTTTAAATGCCTTCTAACTTCTTTACATTGTCATATCTATGTTTTGCATCCATTGCTCTTTTACACCATTTGTTTCTTTCTAATTTGTATTCTTGCAGAACCTTATCCCTTGCTTGTGCATCGTGATGCAACCTAGCAACATAAAAAGACATTTCTCCAAGTGCAGTCATTACTGCTTTGATCTCTTCGTTTTCGGGTTTGATCTTATTCCATTTTTTAACTATCTCGGAACAAAGGTGTGCATTATTCAAATATTCTGCATGGTGTGTATTCTGTATCTTATTCATCCTATTGAAATTAAAGATTTAATTTTAGGAATGACAACCCTTGATTCTTGTTCATAGGTTGAGCAATCTTCGTCATCGCAATATATAGCCATTTCATCAATATCAAAAATATATTCATAAACACCATCATCGGTTCTCATATATCCGTACTCTTCGTATGTGTCGGGATCACTAATAGTTTTCCTTACACAAATAATATCAGCATAAATATCAATGCATCCTACACTCCAAGTAATTTCTTCTGTGTGAATCTCTGAATCACCCATGTGAATTTCTATGGGTTTTAAATCCTTCAGCAACTCTTCTAGTTCTTTATCTGTAAATAAGTCTTTCATTTTGTTTGTTTGTTAATCTTATATGCAAGATACAACAATAAAGTTATAAAACAAAAATTTAATTAATTAACTGCATATTTTCCAAAATTAGGTTTAGATAAAATGGAGTAAGTTGCATAGCGACAGGGATCGATTATATGATTATTTTTATCGATGGGTGAATTTATTAATCTACCTGTTCTATCTTCCTGCCATTTGTAATTTCTAAACTCTTGGATGGCATTTGCCGATGTTGTTAATATATTTATTCTATATCTCTTTAGTAAATCAATGCCTGCATTAATAGAATCTTTACCTTTTATGGATGGGAATATTTTATGCCCCATTTTCTTTAACTCATCTATAAGTCTAGGTTCTGCTGAATCAGCATAGATAGGTTTATTTTCTAAATGTTGATTTAGTAGGAATTGATGAATATCATTAGTTGTCATCTGAGTCCTATATAAATGCTCTCTAACGTATAAATTAAAATCTTCTATATAAACACTTACTAAAGTAGTCGGATCATTTGAATAACCAAAATCCATTCCATAAGAAATAAGGTTTGCAGTTGTTGGTATTTGTTCTATTTCTACATATTTAAAAATAGTTGATCTACTAGTTGATCGTTCTCCCAATCCATATATTTGCCAATACTGTTCATCAGTAGATTTTAATCTAAGAATTTCTTCCTTAATAGAATCTTCAAGAAAAGGATTATCATTAAAAGTAGTTTTAAAGAAATCACAATCAGAGCGAGTAATAACTTTATCATATATCCAATGATATTCATCTGATGGGTTAAAGTCTAATATTATACGTTCTTGCGTTCTGAAAATTAATTGTTGCCAATCTTCCCATATTAAATCATTTGCTTCATTAATAAAAAGCAAATCTCTTTTTCTACCTCTTACTTTTTGAGGTTGATCTAAACTAATAAATTCAACAAGATTTCCAAATAGGTAGTACTCAGAATTTGACTTATTGTGTTTTGATTCATTATATTTTTGGTGAGTATTTAATATAGAAAAAAAATCCCTCATAACGGATGCCCTAAGTGCAGGATAAGATTTTCTACAAATAGTTATTATCTTATTTTTGTTTTTTGTACAATAATAAAATATTATCCACATTAAAATATTATAGGTTTTACCCGATCTAGTACCACCTTGCTCACATATTATTTTAGCCTTTGATTCCATAAGATGCTCAAAGACAACATTTACATTAAGATTCACTTAATAATTCTGATGTTAAATTCATTATCCTTTTGATCATGCTCAATTTCTTGTCTTTCAATATATCCTCTGTTTTTTCCTTTTGTTTTTAAATAAAATATAGTTGCAATAGTTGATCCATCTCCTATTTGTTTGTGTAGTTGTGATTCAGCAAAATCCAATGCAATGTTTTGAATATCTTTTACCTCTTTAGCAAAAAGTTTATCATCTTTCATCCACTCATAAAATATAGTTCTACCTATTCCTACATTCTTACAAGCAGTTGTAACAACACCAAGAGATTTTTCTAAAGCCTTGATTATTGCTTTTTTATGTTGTTCAGTTTTGTTCATACTCTTTACCATTTATTTTAATAATTAATTTGTCATCTAAATTCTTCATTCGATCTATTATCACTTGGCAATACTTTGGATCAAGTTCCATACCATAGCATTTACGATTAAGTTGATGTGATGCCACCATTGTTGATCCACTACCACAAAAGAAATCAGATATAATTATTGAATTATCACTAAATTTTTTAATTGCCCATTCAATTAGTTCTATTGGTTTTTGGGTTGGATGTACTCTGTTTGTTTTTTCAGATGCTTTTGTAAATTGCCTAACAACACTTCTAGCATTACACCATGCCAACTCACAATCAGTCTGATCACTTCCTCCATTGTTCTTATCCCAAACAATCCAACATTCAGAATCGGGCAAACAAGATGAATAGTAATTAGCACCCCACCAAATCTGAATAGCATCACTATATAATGAGTTTATTAAATTAAAAGACTCTTTAGCCGCATCGGTATTATTATCACCTAGAATATCTGAATCATAATTCTTGCTTAAAACCCCACTACTAGAAACGGCATTCATTCCATAAGGGGGATCAGTAAACACCATGTCAGCCTTTTCTCCATTCATTAACTTAGCAACTTGATCTGAATCCGTTGAGTCTCCGCACAATAAACGATGATCACCGATCTCAATCAAATCTCCCAACACAACATCAACCTTTAGATCATCGGGTTCTTCATAGTCATCCTCCTCTGCCTCTAATTTATTAGGAAAGTCGGGAACATCTAAACCCCATTCATCTAATTGATCTACATCCCATTCGTTTGCTAATGTATCCCAATCCCATTCTCCAAATCCTACATTGTCCTTAACAATAAATTCTTTCTTCTGATCCTCTGTCCAACCCTCTGCAATATCAATCCATACCTTTTTAATACCTGCCTCCTTACAGGCTTTTAATCTCATATTTCCACCTAATACAGTCATAGATTCATCAACCACGATTGATCTTTTTTCTAGCATTTGCGGAAATTCTTTAATGCTTTTAACTAGTTTTTTAAACTTGTCATCCTTTATAATTCTTGGATTGTTTGGATTTGTTAAAACTTCATTAATATTTACCTCTTTTATCATTTCAACTGTTTTTATTCAATTTATATAATGTTGGTATTCTCTATTATAAAATCCTTTGTCCTTCTGATAAAGAAATTCTGCTCCTTCTTTGTCTTGAAGTTTTTGGGAATACTAATCTCTAATTTATTTGGATCAGTCTCTGTGAAGTAATCTATTATGTATTCACCTATTTTTTTAATCAACTTTTTCATATCTCTGAATTACTTTTTTTAAATTTTTAACCTTATTTTCTAACATATGAATCTTGTCTAATGTGTCAAGATCAACAGGTGTAAAGTTAAACTGTTTTTCTAATTCCTCAAGTTTAGGATTTTCATCCTTATACATCTTATAGTAATGATGTGAATGTATCACAGTTGCGTGTGTTATATTCTTGTCATTTGCCTTAAAGAATAACGCTATATTCATCCATCTTAGATTCATCTTTTCCCTAAGAAGGTAGATCAAAAGTGAACGGTAATGAATCACTTCTTTTTTTCTACTATCTTCAAAAACATTAACTCCTGTTTTCTTAATTATCTTATCACTAATTTCCTGTGCAGTCATTTTAAATATCGTTTTACTTCTGTCCAAAATTCTATCTGATATCTATAAGGTAAACCCCATTTAAATATCTCATCTACTAAAATCAAAACTCCTTTTTTTGCGGAATCCTCATCAACACCACATTCGCTGATGTATCTGCTGATTAATTTCTGTGCTTGATCACTTGCGTTTTTTTCTCTGTCTGTCATTTATTTTATATTTTATGTCACTTATTACTGCCAATGTGTATATTACTAATATTAATGTTGCTATGTCAATAATTGAAATCACAATTCTTTTTTTAATTTCTCTATATATAACGTTGCATCCATCAATTCTTCTTGAAGATGATTAAGCCATTCTAAGCCATTCAAATCTTTTCTATCCATAGTTACACCATACTTCTTAATTCCTTCCTCTGAGCGTTGTTTAAACTTGTCTAAAACGCTTTCTAATATACTATCTTTCATGTGGTTTGTGTAAGTCTATAAAATTACCAATTATTAAAATTAACGCACTTGCCATTAGTATAAATAAAGCACTTGCTATTTGTTTAACCTTCTTCATTTTCTATCTGTTTAATTAAACCATTTATTTCTTTTTCTAGTATTCTTAACCCTTTAGTTAATCCAACTATTCTTATTTGATCTATGTTTGGATCAAGGATGGCTTTTCTTCTCTCATCTCTTGTCTTTATCTTTTCGTTTAATTGTTCTTTTAAATTCATATTTTAAAATAATATTCCTTGAACATTTGGGTTATAACTTGCATCATACCTTTTATTTTGTCCTTTAGGGTAATCTTGTATTTTGTAGTTTAATTGTTTTAAAAAATATTTTTTATCTTTTTTACTTCCTATAAAATATATGTATCTGTGTTTTCTTGATCTTTCTATCATTTCAAAATTATCATTAGATTTCATATAATCAGTAGTATATTTATCGCAAACGCTTTTGCTATGTAGATTACTATTTTTTTCTTTCCATTCAGTTCTTTTATCACTTAATCCTGTGTAAATCCAATTAGTTGCTTGATAAATGTACCCATTGTGGTTTTGTGATGTGTCAGCGTAACTAACAAGAATCATCTTAGGTAACAACTTTAAAACTTTACCTACAAAAATTGACAAAGTATTTTTAGGTAATCCTTCATTTACACATAGCCTATTAAGTTCATAAACGTACTTACTATTTTCTTTACCACAAACACCATCGCACAATGAAGGAGAAGGTGGTTTACCTATTGTACAAATGCCTTGTAATATATTTGTTGAATCATATAAGCCAAATGAAAAAGAAATGCTAGGAATACGTTTTGCATAATGCTTATTTAGTAACCAATCATTACATTCAAATGATTTTATTGATTTAACATCATACCTCATTCTGTTCTAAGTTTTAAAAGGTTGTAGCACTCTATGTACTTCTCCCTTGCTTTGCTCTTGTATCGTTCTTTAAAAAGAAGGTATAACATCTTAGTGAACTGATATTGTGTGTCACAGTCCTTATAATACTTCTCTGCAAACTTGATGCCTTTGCCTTTGAAGTAGTTCACATTATCTGCTGAATCCCCAATTATCATTTGTGTGTAAAAGTTTTTTAAAGCATCATATTTAGACACATCTAAAACTTCTTTTCTATTGTACTTATAAATCAATGCAGGAAATTGTAAGTAGTCTTTGTCAATGCTCACAATCATTACATGATCTCTACCAAACTTTTCTGATAGGGTTTGCCAATAAGCAGCAACCATATCATCAGTCTCAACTCCATATCCATAAATACCATCATAGGTTTCAGTAACATAATTATGAATATCAGATAGTAGTGGAGGTTTCTGTTGCCCTATTCTATTTGCTTTGTATTTGGGGGTAATCATCTTTCTAAAGTTACCCTTTGAGTTATTAAAGGTGAACACCTCTGTTACATTATACAAATCAGTCAGATCATTTACTATCTTTTGAAATGCCTCATCAAACTTATGAATGACATCATCTAAATCTGTATAGAATGTGTCAATATCATCCTTTGGACGGTAACAACTCGCAAAAATTAAACTGTCAGCATCTATTAATAGTATCATATCTGTGTCTGATTTGTAAATAATCTAGCCAATAGTCAAACCACTTGTTGTATTCTATGTAGTCTCCTGTTGACTTTTTTGCTTTTAAGTATTTTTTATAGGCTTGTTCTACGTCCCATTCTTGTATGTCTTTTTCTATAATCCATTCGTATGACATCGTTCAATAATTTAGTGGGATAACATTCTTTACACACAACCCAATCGGGTAACTCTTTAACATCATTCGAGTATGATGCATAGTTCCCACAGGTTGGGCATTCAATAACCCACAGGTTATCAATCTTTTTACGCTCTCTTAATAGTTTTGAGTTGCTCATGCCTCTATAAGTTCATAGGCTGAAGTTCTTTCAAGAACCTTCTCAGCACATTTCAACATATCTTTAACATCAATCTCTGATGATAAACTATTCCTTCCTAATCTATAAGCCAACTCTAAAAGGGATTCTATGGTGTAACCTTTTAAGGCATATTCTTTATCACTTCCTATATTCATATCTGTTCTGTTTAATAATATTGTAAATATAAACAAAAAATTTAATAATGCAATAGGTTATTGAGAATCTTCCCAAATTTTATTCAAATCAAAAATCATTTGATTGATTCTTTTGGGTGAGCATTTGCAAGGTTTTTCTAAAGGATGATCTAAATAGTTTGCATGAAAATCACATATCATCTCATATTCTTTGTGGGTGATGGTTGATTTTTTACCTTCTCTGAATTTACTCCAAATCTTTAAATCCTTCTTTACCATCTCCTTATTCCTTTTATGTTGTTTAACTTTTTTCTTCTATCATCACATCCGCAATCAGTATCAGTGTATCTATGATACCAATCAACCAAGGCTTTAATTCCTGTGTACTTGGTGAAGTAATATATCAAATCTCCTAGTTTCATTTTAAATCATTTATGTTCCTGTAATATGCCCTTGTGTATTTCATTAGTTTGCAATTCCATCCACTTACATTATTGTAGTCAGTAAAATAAAAATTACAACTTTCTTGATCAAGAATCTCCACAAACCAATATATATCAATTTTTCCTACTCCTTTTTTGTGAGCCTCTTCATTAACTAATAAATCTTTATAATGGGAACGCTTACTTGCTTTGACATCTATCCTTTTTTTGCGAATAACAAAATCGGGATTTTTAGATGGATAGAAATCTAAAAGTTTTGCCATTTCAAATTTTTGATCTTTACGAGTTAAATAATCCATTACAATTAACTCACCCAATATTCCAATCGTATCAACATGATTGTTTTTTTCTCCCCTGTCAAACCTTGGATTGTTCTCTAATATTTTTTGATTGACAACACTTCTTGCTTGTCCTATCTGTTCTGCTATTGCCCAAAATGATTTTGGAAACTTAATCATATCAAGTGTTTTAATTTAGTTTTAACTCTTTTGTATGTGTTGTATAAAGAGTAGTAACTGATATTTGTTTGTCGGCTCAACTCGGAAATACTGATACCCCCATCAACAATCTCATAAATCTTTCTGTCGTACCAAAACAATTCATTGATCTCATCCACCACTAATCCATAAGCCTGTTCATAATCTATATCTTCATCACAATTCTCCACAACATCCAACTCTAATATTTCTACTTTTGATTCCTTTCTTTTTAAGTCCAAAAAAAGCGATCTAAGCACTTTAAAAATGTAGTAATAGTTTATATCATCTTCATTATATTGGATGTCTGTGCCTTTCTCTAAACGCTTCTGAACCTTTATGTACATCTCTTGAACAATGTCTTGTGATGTGTCACGATTGCAACCAAATGATTGGACAATTTCAATCCATTGATTGTTCTTTTTAAATATTTTTTCAAGTGTTTTGGAGGGGATCATAAATGCTATCTACTAATTCCGGATAGCCAAAGTTATTAATTCTAAACGAGAATGTCTCAAAAGGGAATCCTCTGCTCCTTTTACACGATACTGTTACTTGATCTTCGTGTACTGTATTCTTCTCAAGTGATATTTGTGTTTCTGTCTTTTTTTCCAAGAATGATCCTAAATGTCCTGTGGGTTTGTCAGTACCAAAGTTGCTATGAATCACAGTTATTATGTGGCAATTGTAATCACTACTCCACTTCATTAGTTTTTGAACGCAATTATTACTTTGTTCTATGTCGTTTACATCAGCAACTAAATCAGCAATCCCATCAATGACAACTAAACCTGTATTTCTGTAATTCTTTAAACAATGCTCTATAAACTCAATCCTTTGATCATAGCCTAGTGTTCTAAGGAAGTAAGGATGGTAGCCATCAGTAACACCACACATCTCTGTTACTCTTCTAAATCCTAATGATGCGTGATATTTACCTTGTTCTGTATCGAAGTGTAAAACCTTCTCATCTCTTCTGTGGCTTTTAATTTTGCCTACAAAGTTGTTACTCCTTAAATACGCTGAAACTAGTAAACTTACAAAGAATGATTTTTTGCTTTTGGGAGGTGCTTGGATAAAGGAGAAATTTCCTAAAGTTCCAAGAGGTATTTCAACAACTATATTTCCCTTTTTACTTTGAATAACCTTGTCACCAAAAGACAATGCTAATGGAGGATATTCTACTTTTTCTGTGGTATCTATTTTGCACAACTTTTCAATAAGTTGCAACTGTTCTTTTGTCATGTGGTGTGTAATTTATAAAAAAAGGGGGAACTTAATCCCCCATAAATCAAAATGGTAAACCGCTATCTTCGGCTTTATTTTCATAAGGAGAACTATTTAAATTTTTAGCAAGTTCATCCTTATCGGCTAACTTAATAGTTCCATCTGTCCAAAAGATTTTGCCATTGCCAATATACTCTTTTGCTTTCTTGGCATCTCGCTCTTCTTTCGTTTGCTTTACCATTGCTGACACATTATTACCATATCTTGTGTCATCGTTTATTGAAAATGTTATGTCACAATAAACTGCTCCATCTTTTCCTTTGACAAACTTCTCCTTCGGTAATTTGTCAACTCTTATATTTAAACTTCCTAGTGATCCCATAATTTATAATTTTTTTTTTATGTTAAACGATATAAGTTCTTAATACATTCTTTCCAATTACTTCCATACTGAGGGTGAAGTAATGGTGCTTTCCATTTTTGATTTTTCCATATCTTTATTAAAATTGAATTTATATTATCCCGATGCTCTAAACTATCTTCCTCATTGATTTTACTTTTTGTACAAAGTGCATAGCAGTCTTCTTTAAGTTTAAGTAGTGCCAACTCTAGTATTTCTCTTTCTTTTTCAGTTAGTTTCATATTTATAATTTATTTAATTCTACTTCTAACTCTTCAGATATTATTAAGGTTTCTTTAATCTTATCTAAAGTTCTTGATCCATCTTTTAAAGCCTCTACCACTTGCTTATATAAAAGTGTGCCTTTAATCAATGGCTTTTTGTTTTTATTTGTTGCATCATCATCTTGTGTGTCATCAACTAAGAAAAGATTACCTAATGCGTATTTTTTACCGTAACTACTAGCAGTTCCA